TGGCCACAAATTTTCAATTCTTGAAAATTCTTGCCCTTTTGGGACAGCTTCTTGTTGGGGCGTGCCTGCCCCAAACCCTGCTAGGTGATTTCATTCTTGGTGGTTGCTATATTGCTTATATGCCTTTTCAAATCCTGATTTGTTATATATGATAAATTTATAACATTCTCCATCTTTCATGGAAATTGCTGCAACAGGAACGACCATCTGACTCCATGAAAGCTCCCTTATCTCGTTCATGGGCAATACAAGGTTGCGATACAGTGGACTGACTGTGAGCTTTTGAGTTGAATATGTAATGCTCTGTTCATCAATGTACAAACCACCGCCAATGATTCCATTACGGCATAAGCTACACACAAAAGTTTTTCCCATAATATTACCGCCTCCTATTAGTTGATGGTTGGTTAAGTTGAGTATATCATATTGATTTCCAGAAGAACACCCCTATATAGGAGATTTTAGCCGTTTTACTGCGTACGTGCGTACGAGAGATTGGTACGCACGTACGCAGCGATTTGCCCGAAGCGCACCCTATATAGCCGTTTCCCCCTCGGAGAGCCCACTACACTTTGCAGACCACAGGGATGAAAGTGTCATAGTGGGTTATTACACTTCCGCAGAAGTGCCTTCTCCTCGCCGCAGACAGCCGGGTGTGCCTTTTGTGAGAGCTTTCTGTGCGGCGAATCTACATCGCCCACAGGCGATGTAAGCAGGGATTCCAAAGGGGCGCAGCACCCTTGGCACACGACTTTGGTACAAAGTCTAGTGTGTTACACCTTTCCAGAGATGTACACGTTCCTGAAATGCAAAAAGCCCCATACCCAACACCTTGACGGTGCGGACATGGGACTTGATGATTCCTCGGCCTAGCCGGGTACTCGTAACCAATCCTGACAGGCAGTTGCCGTGTCATTTCTCGAAAACTGTTTTACGAATACCCAGCAGGTGGGCGCACCCTGTTTTTCTGTATAAAAAGATTTGTTAGTTTGGCTTGAACTCAACTCTACTAAAAGAACTCGACATAGCCGGATCAAGCGTATGCTGTTCTAGTCCCATCAAATCTTCAAATGTTTTTTGCTGTGCCGTAAAACATTTTTCGTTCAAGTATTTCAGCAAATTTCTTTTTTCGATAATTCCGTTGTCATCCAGAATTTTTACAGACGCTGAAAAAAGAGATGCTGTGGGAACTTCAACCATATCTCCCGGTTCAAATGTTCGCCATCCACGACTTCCAAGCTGCCTAAACAAATATTGATATTGACTTGGAGACAGTACCTCTAGCATATATGCTCTACGAATCATCATCGCAATTGAGACATGCCATTTTTCTTTTAGTCTTAAATATTCATTTAAAACTGTTGGATATTGAAGGTCTTTCAAAAATGCTTCTTTGGGCAGCAAAAATGCCGATGCAAATTGATTTGCATCTGATTCATTACTTCGATACTCAGCATCTGCTTGCGATTTTACATCCGAAACAATATGACCGAGTATCCAGTGTCCTAGTTCGTGAGCCAGCGTAAAGTTCAATCTTGCAGGCGTTGTTTTATCTGTATTATATGTTGTGAAATAGAACCTCTTGCTTTCTCCATTATTGGCAAGGACCGGAATGTGACTGATTGCGTCCAAATGCCCTACGTTTTCCGAGAAAGAAGTTACCACAATTCCAAGATTTTGTAACAGATAGCTCATATTACGAATGGGCCTATCCGATAAGTCCAATTTCTCCCGAATTTTTTTTGCGATTAGTTCCATGTCAGAACACTCTGCTACAGATTTCATACAATCGATCAATTGTTCGGTTGATGGATATTCAATATATTCTGCAAAAAAGTCATAAATATATGATTTCAATACATCAATGTTTGTTTGCCGTAATTTTACGGCTCTTGTCGTGGTTGTAGTTGCTCTACAATATGCAACTCCGGGACTAAAATTATCGCTGCTACCTTCAAAGAAAAATTTCGGTGGAAATTTCAATTCTTGCGAAATTGCTAATACTTTATCGGCACTTGGTTTGATTAAACCATTTTCATACTGAGAGACAGTTTGCTTTGTCACCCCTATCTTTTCTGCTAGCTTAGGACTGGAAATATTTTGGATTTCACGAGCCAATGTCAGCCGCATTCCATTAAACTCGGATGTAACAATGGCACCCATTTTTTACCCATCTTTCCGTACAAATTTTTTCCGCGGTTTGAATTCCGGAATACTGTCGATTTGAACGCCATACTCATTACCAGTTTCTTCCTTAAACTTAGTAATTTCATCTTCCGGAACAGCTTCTTTCCAATTCATCGGAATTGCAGAATCCAAATTCATTTCATCAACGATGCAACCATTTGCATTCAAAATTTCCAATGTACAGCTTCTGATCAATTGAGCTAAATCCAAGCGGTACGTTAAAATTCCAAATCTCAAGACTTCACCGTCTACTGCTTGCTCCAATTCATCGAAGGGCTTTTCGGCTTTTTGCTGCACAGCTTTATCTTGTCCAAACAGTGACATCTGCTCATACTGGGGAACCATTTCATTCAAATCTTGATTAGCCGGAAGTCCCGAAAAAACGTAATGCATCTCACCATTCTGCAATTTGACAAGTCTATTGCGGAAATTTTCTTGGCGAAGAATCATAATGGCTGTTTTGCTGTGAGGATCATATGCCACAGCATACTTCCAGCTTCCAGAGACCATCAAAACCACACGATATCCTGCCTTTGTTAAATGTTCATGTTCATTTTGAAAGATATGTGCCCAGCCGTGCTGTCCTTTTCCGTTAGAATACATCAAATCGGCATAGACACCTTCATTTTCTTCCATGCCATGGTAGATGCTTTCAACAATCAGTTTTGCCATTGCCATTGCGGAATCTTCAAAAAATGCTTTTTTCATGTGAACCTCCTTCACAGATGAAATTATAAGCGGTGGAATTTTCTTACACTTCATATTTTACATGAATTTTGTAAAAAGTCAAGTGATCGAATGACGTTTTATGTATTCAAATGCAAAAGCGCAGCATCTCCCAAAAAGTACTGCGCTTTTGTATAATTTGAGCTACCAGTTAGTCCTCCAACCCACAGCTCCCGGTCACATTCTTCAAATATTCCTCTGGGTCACCATTCAGGATCAAATCGGCATAGCCAAGCGGGTCATTGTAGATAAGATAGTCCAGTTCAGACCTTTGCGCCATGGTAACGTCCAGCGCATCCTCGACCCCGGTGCAGTCGATGGAAATTTTTCTTCCATCCCGGAGCAGCAACTCCACGCAGCCGGTGTCCATGTTGAAATGGCAGGCTCTTGCATCGTACTTCATGTTCATGTCCTCCTGAAATCATGTCGTAGCTTATGTCGGTCAATCTATGATTTCGGATTTCATTTTCCACGGACACTCATATTGAATTTTTCGAAGAAAACAAATAATCCGAACCCATCTCCTATCGGAAACAAGTTCGGATTATTTTTGTTTGGTCCACCTTGCACATCAACAAGCGAACTATTCCCTTTATGCTGCTTCCGGGTACTTTTCACTCGTTGAGCACCAATTTTCGGCTCGTTGGTGGCGCACCGCGTAATCTGTAATTATTTTGTAACCTTTGTGCAAACAAAAAATGCCCCGCCAGCAATCCGTCAGGATGCCAGCGGGGCATTGCTTTACTTAGTGGAGATACCTTGTCAATTCAGATGCAACAAAGCCTGCGATCAATGCCGCAATGACCGCCCACCAGAGTTTGTTTCCAAATACTCCGGGGGCTTTTTCCAGCGCGGTCAAGCGGTCGTCCTGCTTCTTGTTCTGTGCCGTCACAACTTCAAGGCTCCGGTTTGTGGTTTCGAGTTGCTGGATGGTCAACTTGATATTGGTGTTCATGCCGTTTACTGCATCGGTCAGCTTCCCCAGCTCGTCCAGCCGGTGGGTGTTGCTCTGTGCACGGTTTTCGACCGCTGTCAGGCGATGTTCCAGTTCCTCGTCAGTCATTACGCTTGTTCTCCCCCACGTTACCGAAATGGGCCACAGTAGTGGTTTCTGCGGATTTCTTTGCCATATAATCTTCGAGCTTCTTCTTGGTAAAGTCGAACACAAGCTGCACGATCCAATCCAGCGTCCGCTCATTGATTGCCCAGTCCAGCCAGTCCGGGGTGTACCCACGCAGTACGGCAATGACATGGGCTTTCTTTTCTGCACCCGCGCCACTGCCGAACTTTTCCTCTGCGTTGACGATCCACTTGTACACAGTCTTTGCGACCACAAGGCCGTAGCCCAGACGTACCGCCGCCAGCGCCGTGACCACAAGGCCGACCACCATGAAGATACAGGCCAGCCATTCAGGGAATGCCATCAGAAAAACTTTCAGAATGTTCTCCATACTGTTTTCCTCCTACTTTCAGCTCACCCACCGGCTCTTTGCCGCGCGGGTGTCGATATGTACCCAGCCGTGAGTACGGTCGGCGTGTCCTTCCTTCGGGTAGCGGCCAATGCCGCCGCGGTTCGGCAGCAGGGTCTCGGCATATGCCGCGATCTGCTCCACCGTCACACCAGAAATCCAAATGTCAGCAGCCTTGCCGTAAAGATGCTGAGAGAACTTCGCAGCATTCTTGATTGTGGCATTTTTGCTGGCGGTTCTGAAACCGCTGGTGATGTTCACCGGCTTCCCGAAGTGGTTGCGGATTTTCTGAAGGATTTCCACCAGCTCCGAATCAATAAAGATCGGGTCGGTATTATCCGAACAGCGGAACTCCCGCACCTTGAAAGACGGGGAGAGATTCTTCTCGCCATCCTTCGCCCACGAGTATGCGTTAATCGCCATTATCGTTTTCTCCTTTCTGGCTCAACGCCATTTTGCAGCCGCTTGACCCGCACTCAGCCACCAGCACGGCAAACTCGCCGCGCTCTGCGGTCGTGTCCGCACCGCTGGTTTCCAGCCGGGTCAGCAGCCTTTCGCATAGATCAGGCCAACCCATCGGTTAGTCCTGCTCTTTCTGCTTTGCTGCCAGCAGACCGGTCAGCTCCGTGTAGTGCTCGTCGGTCAGCTTGCCAGCGGCATAGAAGATGTCGATCTTCTCAGCCAGACCGTCGATGGTGCCGCGCTGGATCATGCGCTTGCAGGTGCGATACAGAACCATTTCAGATGCTTTAGACATAATGTTTTTCCTCCCTATCAGGTGTTATCAGCGTTATCGGTATCGTCCGTATCGGAGACACCCAGCTCCAACATGGTGATGCGATATTCCTGATCGACCACCATTTCGTCCGTGTCACTCTGTGCAGCTTTCAGGGCCGCTACCGTTTCCAGCAGCTGTTCCCGTTCCTTCTGCTTCTTTTCTGCGGCTTCTTTCTCCGCCAGAGTGGGCAGGTCGTGTTTCTTCCACTCAACCATTGCTCTGTTCTCCCTCCTTACTGGAAAGCGCCGGAGACGGCTTCGATGTAGCCGCCCTCGCCGGATTCGCCGCGCTCCACGCTGACGCGGAAGTTAAACGCCGCGC